CCGCCCGACCAGCCAAGACGGGCTTCGCTCAGAAGCTTCACGGCACCGGCGGCGGAGTAGCTCAGTAGGTTAGAGCAGAGGAATCATAATCCTTGTGTCGGGGGTTCGAATCCCTCCTCCGCTACCATCTTAATCACCGACAACTCGGAATCGATGAGGCTCGACAGGTAGCCCTTGATATTGATTTCGTACGGCTGTCCCTTTTCCGTTGGATTGATCACTACCGCAGCCACGAGCTGCCTAAACGGCGCCGCGATCTCCGGTGATGCCTCGCCGTCCTTTTCACGTACGATTTGAGCCAGGCTCTCGATATTCTCCCGAAATCGCTTCACGGCTTTCGGCTGGATCTCAATTACATTCGGAGGCTCGTCCGTCGTCTCAAGGATAGCTTTCTGCCGATCGCGCTCCGCCCGCAGTGGCGCCAGGAGAGCCGCGGCCTCATCGTCCTCGATGAGACCCTTCGAAATTTTCTCAACGATCTTGGTGATCCCGTCCTTAGCTTCCTGCAGCGCGCGTTGTGCGTTCGCGCGTGCTCTTTGGGCATCACCGCGCAGTCGCTTCTGCTCGGCCTGATAAGCCTCGACATAGGCCTCTATGATGCTTGTGTCAGCGAATTGACGGCGCAGGCCGTCAACGACTTCAGTTTCGATGCGCTCGACATAGTAGCGTCTGCTGTTCTTACAGGTCCCGGATTCGCGAAAGGTACTGCACTGAATGCGATTTCCGCTTCGGTCGGGGCCGACAAGCGCCATTCCTCCGCCACATGCGCCGCAGCGCAACAGGCCTGAAAGTATCCGCTTAGATCGTGGTCCTCTTGCACGGTCAGCGCCGCCCGTCGCTTCCTTGCGCTGCTGGACAATATCAAAAAGGCGGCTGTCTACGATCTGCAAGTGTGGAGCCGCGACCTCTTCATGCTCGCTTTCGGGGTTTACTCGAGAAATGCGGCGCCCGGTCGCCGGATCTTTGACCATCTGAATCCGGTTCCAAACAATCCGGCCGGCGTAAATCGGATTGCGCAAGATGCCGTTGCCTCGCTGGCCGCTGCCATTGATTGTGGAGGCATTCCAGCGTTCGCCCCGGGGCGCAGGCACGTTTTCTTCATTGAGTATGGCCGCGATCGACCTTGGTGCCATCCCGCCGGCGTACAGTTCGTAGATTCGCCGCACTGTCGCGGCCTCCTCTTCGACGATTTCGAGCTCGCCCTTCCTGCCAAAGATCGGCCGGTAACCGTACGCCTTGCCGCCTGGATTGCGTCCGGAGCGCACCACTCCCACCATGCCGCGCTTAACCTTCTTTGCTCCCTCCTCGCGCTGCATCTGCCCAATGACGCCATACATGCCGATCTGGACCGTATCCATCGCGCCGCCGTTGACGCAGTTCATCTCGACGCCGCGAAACTTCAGGGTCTTGTGGATATGGGCCAGGTCGGCGATATCGCGAGAGATGCGGTCCGGAGCTTCTGATACAAGAACGTCGAACTCGGCACGGTCAGCCGCCTGGATCAAGTTCGCGAGACCAGGCCGTCCAAACATCGATGCGCCTGACTTGGCACGGTCGGAAAATTCCCCCACGACATCAAGGCCCAGCCGTTCGGCGTGGGCCCTGCACAATCTGAATTGATCCTCCACCGACTGGTCATTCTGCAAATCGGTGGAGTACCGTGCGTAGATTGCGGCTCGCTTCATTGTTTTCTCGCGGGGTCCGTGCCTTTTTCGTTCTCATTAGCGGGCAGGGGCGGCCGAGCGTCAAGCCGAGCTTGACGGATCGCGAGTGCCTTCACGAAAGCAATCAAGGGGCTGTCCTGTGGATAACGGGGATGATTGTCGGTCATGACAGCCGCCCGCCGTAATTGTCGTCCTTGTGGATGATCCTGATAGCCTTCGGGTTCAGCTTGATCGTGGATTCGAGCCGCCCTTTCCACCATGTTTCCGCTCGGTAGTAAAAGCCACGCACGGTCTTGTAATGTACGCGCTCCAGCCAGAGGGTCGTGCACCATGTGCGGCCGTCCGACCTTTTGCCTTCGACTTCGTAGAAGCCTGGGCTGGTGTAGTCCACCGACTCCGGCGGCAGCGGTACGAAGACGCTAATGAAACGGCCGTAGTCAATAACCGTAGGAGAGGCGCCATAGCGTTCACTGAGGCAGGCGATAAGCTCCTCCTTCGCAGCCGTGATGCGCTCGTCCAACGTGGACGCAGTAGCCAGTGAAGCCGAAGCAAGGTTGATCGGAGCGGCACCCGATGCGATGGCGCCGAGGATTGTCCGTCTGTAGAGGCTCATTGCGCTACCTCCATATCAGACGCCACAGTTGGTCGCCGCGCCTCTCGCGAACGCGCCTCGGCTTCATCTCTAACAAATTCGGCGGCCTTCACCGCGAATGGCGCGAGGTCTTCGGCGCAATCAGCCTCAAAGCTCAGGATTGTCCAGCCGCGCCATTCCACTTCGCTCGAAGTCGTTGGTTTGGCGGCTATAGAGACATTGACGACGGCTTGTTCGTAGCTGCTCAGAAAGTCGCATATGTCCTCAAGGGCATTTCCCGCGGCGTTGTAGTTGCGGCCGTCCTCTGTCAAAAAGCGGGGCTGACTGCAAAAGCCAGAAATTACCTCGGCCACCGTATAGAGAACGTTTCGAAGGTCGCGCAGCTCCTTCATGCCCATGTTGCGAAGCGCGGCCATGTCTATGTCACATGAGACGCGGCCTCGTGGGGTCAATGGATCATGAGGAGGGGTTTCGGTGATCGGCAAGCCTTCGGCGGCTGCCTGAACAGGTGTGTTCGGCATTTCAATCTCCAATATTGGGGTAGGTGTTTTGCGGAAAGCCGGTGCCTATTCGTGCTTGATCAGCTTGAACCGGCCTTCGATGTAGAGATGGGTGTAGAGTTTACCGGCAGAGTGGCGACACTCGGCTACGAAGCGTTCGAATGTCGCGGTGACGTCCTTCTTCCAGTAGACGGCATAGGTTGAACCGTCGGCCTCTGCGTGCTCGTTCCGGACCATGCCGGCGGGCTTCGGAGCGTAGGGCGACTGGCGCATAACCGCGTCTACGGTTGCGTCCGACAGGCCGTAGAGCTGCCAGATACGCCGCCGGATATGGACAATGCTTTCAGAGTTGGCAGGGCGGGCGCTCAAAACGGTCTGCGCGGTCTCCACCCGCTCGACCCGAGCATCGATCGCTGTGATTGCCTTCGCTTGCTCCGCCTGACGGCGCTCAACCTCGGCCTGGAGCGTGAGCATCTGAATCAGCGTCTCGGTGGTGGTGAGGGGGCGAGGGGACGCCACCGATGCCTCTAGCTCCCGTAGGCGCTTTATCACTTTGCGACGCAAAGGCGCGCTATAGCCGAGCAGGAGAGTTTCGGTCAGCTCTCGGTCGAGCCGGTATTCGGTCTGCTCTCGGTTCATGCTGTCGATGTAGATGTGCGCAAATCTGCTCACATCTTCCCCGAGGTCGACCAGCATACGTTCGATATCGCGCTTAACGTCTGGGTGCCGCTTTCCAGTCAGTTCCGCGATTTCGCGGCTGGACATCGTGACCGGTTGACTCGCGAGAATGGCGTTCATGTTCGCTCCATCGGAAAGGATGGAACGAAATTAAACTAAGCTTTACTTTTTAGTCAAGCCGCTTGAAGAAAAAATTAAAGGCCCCTTTATTTTTCTCCGAAGAACCGACGATGCTCACGAAGGCACCCGGTGATTTCCCCTGTGCTGGTAACAGTGATGGTTATCGTGGGAAAGTCACTATTCAACGGCACCAGATCGACAACCTCCTTGCCGTCGGCGTCTGTTCCTTTCAGGCGATACTTCCGAAAAACGCCTCCCTTGGTTGGATACGCCTGCCCAACAACAAAATTGCCTGGGTCGGGCTTTATTCCAGCGTCAACAATAATGATGTCGCCGGGGAGGAAGTCCGGGGCCATGCTGCGGTCTTCAATTCGCATCGCGAAAACGTTGCCGATAGGGTCCCATGAAATAGGGATCATCTCGGTCTTCGGATCTTCAAAAGCCGTAAAATCCCCGAAATCGTCGAAGTAGGGAGGATCATCGTCTTGCTTTCCGGGGCCATAGAACAACGTCGTGAACGGGCCAAGCAGTGGTGCATACGTGGCGGGCTTCGCGAACATTGGAATGTGCTTCAGAATTTCCAGACCATCAAACTTGACGCCTAGTAGTCTGGAGAGGCGCATCAAGTTCATTTGGCTTGGGACGGTTTTGTCCCGCTCCCATTGGCTGACCGCTTGAACAGTTACGCCAAGCTCTTCTGCTACGATGTGCTGCCTTAATTTCTTCGCCCTGCGTGCGGCGGAAATTTGCTCGCCCAATGTCATGTGAAGGCATCCTTGAATTTTACGCCACAATAAATGGCTGATTGATTTTTTCAATGAAGGGGTACTTGATAAAAATTAAAGAAGGCTTTATTTTTCCGGCGTGATAAACCGGATGAGGAAAATGAACCCGTTAGAAAAAGCGATAAAGTCAGTGGGCTCGTCGAAGGAGCTCGCCCGCCGCGTCGGCGTATCTCCGCAGGCTATAAGTCAATGGAATAAAGTCCCGGCCAACCGTGTGCTCGCGGTGGAGCGGGCTTCCGGCGTGCATCGGTCTATTTTGAGGCCCGACCTCTACCCGATAGAAGTGCCCATCCAGCCGACGCAGGTGTCGGCATGACAAAACGCGACTTCACAAAAGTCTCTCCAAACGTCTGGCGCTCCAGTCGTTTCCGTAAACTCGAGAACAGCGACGCTCAGCTCCTGTACCTGTATTTCCTGACGTGCGAGCACCAGAACAGTGCCGGCTGCTTTCGTATCCCCAACGGCTATGCCTGCGCTGACCTTGGCTGGGACATGGGGCGCTATGTCCAGGCTCGGGACCATCTGGTGTCCGGGGACATGGTCAGCTTCGATGCTGAAGCCGAGGTCATCTACGTCCATCGCTGGTTCAAGCACAGCCCGCCCATGAACGACAAACATGCGCAGGGGACAATGCGCCTAATCTCCGAAATCGAAAACGATGAACTGAGAGAGAAGGTAGAAGCGGACTTTGAATTAGCCGACGCAGCAAGGCAGTCGCGATCCGCAGCGACTGCCGCAAGTGACCCGCTTTCCAGACGCCCTTCGGCTTTCCGCAGTGGAGGGTACCAGTGATGCGGGCCAGATACCCTATCGATACCGTATCCAGACCGTATGGATATAAAGAGACAGAGACAGAGACCAAGACAGAGAAGAAGACACGAGAAAAAGAAAAAGAAGAAAACCGAGAAAAGAGACTGAAGAAAGAGACCGCCGAATTGCGGCCGTGTCCCAAGCCAATGACGTCCGAAGACTCTTGCTTGGGAGTTCAACAATGAACCGAAGAGCAAGAAGAATCCCCGCCGGCGGCGATGGCCTGCGGTGGGCCAAAGTGCAGGCAAACGGGACGTACGCCGAACTCGGCCATACCGAAGGGCGCCAACTCCTCACAACAGTGTTCCGCTCGCTCCCTAGTCAGCCTCCTCGAGAGGTCTTCTCAGATCAGCAGCTATTCGACGGCACGATGGAATTGATTCGGCACGGCCTGCTCGAGGTCTGGTTCGCGCTGGATGGAACGACGCTGCATGTCCGATCAGATTTCAGAGGTGCAGCATGACAGTGCCCATGATGACCATGTCCGAGGCCTTTCTCTACTTGGATTTTTGCGACTTTCGCATCTTCGGTTGGGAAATCACGGAAAGAAGCCTTCAGCATCCGAGGAGCAAGGCCGCAAAGGCAATCACTGAGCGTTGGAAGGAAATCCTGCGGCGGGCGCCGACAGTCGATGATTTCGTGAAGGCGGCTATGGAAGGCCGGCCTGTTCACGAACTCTGGCCCGAACACCTCCGCAAGGAAGTCGAGTTCTCAATCAACACGAAGGTGCCGCGCACCATCAACGAGCCCACGAGCGCCGAGTTCATCGCGGACATGCACGCCTGCGGCCGGACTGACTGGGTGTTGCCTGAATTCCTGAAATCGCACGGAAGGACCGCCTGATGCTTCTCCTCGAAATACTTAAGCTAGCAATTAAGATCCGTCGTCGCCGAAAGGACATCCAGAGATGAATAGCTACCGCCGATTTTCCAAACGCCCTGCCGGACGACCGGCAAAGAAGCATCAGCCTCTCGATGTCGCGCTGTTTTCGAAAGGGACACATGTCTTTTGTGACGGAGCCTGTGAGCCCAACCCTGGCGCGGGTGGATGGGCTTTTGCTGTCTACCAGGACGGTATCGAGATTACCTGTGCCTCTGGAGGCGACGTCGAGACCACGAACAACATCATGGAATTGACCGGCATGCTTCGCGCGGTGGAATGGGCGGTCGCTAACCGCGCCACCGTCACCATCTGGTGCGATAGCCAGTATGTCGTGAACGGCTGCAATGACTGGCGCAAGAAGTGGAAGGCGAATGGTTGGCGCCGCGGCGGTCCCAATGCGAAGCCGGAAAATAGCAAGGTCATGAACCTAGAGCTGTGGAAGGAAATCGACGCCGCGCTCGAAAGTGCAGGTGCTTCCGTAACCATCGCTTGGGTCAAAGGCCACAATGGCACCGTCGGCAACGAACGAGCTGACGAGCTTTCTCTGATCGGCCGGCAAGAGGCAATTGACGCTTCCGCAGATCGCATAGGCGAAGACCTGGACGCGCAGTTTCGCGGCATCATGGGGGGGTGAGCGGTGCAGCGATCGGAGAACGGCATCAACCTTCACCGCTTCTGCGAGGGATACGGCTTGAAGGTCAGGCCGTATCACGAAAGCCGAACGCCGCGGCCGGCGAACACCGTCTACGGTGGTCGATATCTCAAGCGGCTGATGCGGAAAGACATCGATCGGGCGGGGTTGGTGGTGCGCTGCATCCAGTCATCCAACCCGACCTGCTTCGATGACGTCACCGTATGGGCGACATGGTGCTTTATCGGCGCGCATTTCGCCCAGGGATCGTCTTCCGCTGCGATCGAGGCGTTTCGACGTGTCGATCTGGCCGACATCCGCCAGCGCGCTCAGCGACTCATTATGGGCGAAAGCGGGCGCATGGCGAAAACCGCCACGGCCATCTCCATCCTTCTGGCGCAAGCTATCATCGACGAGGATAAAGCTGCATGAAGATTACCGAGCGCGAAGCCATCATTCTGGAGCGTCTGATAGAGGCCATGGAAACCGATATTGCGTTGCCGGTGCGGGTAGGGCCAAAGGCGTTCGGTTCGTCCATGCCGGAGTATCTCCATACCGAGCAGGAACTCTATGTTCTGGAGCGTGAAGACCTAACCGAGACTGGTGGAAAGCGCTGGAACGAGAGGAAAAAGGCCAAGCGGCTAGAGACCGAACGCCGAGCTCGGTGCACGCGGGAACGCATCACGGAAATGGAAGAGACCTTCGGATGGGTGATCGCGCACATCTCGGATGAGGATCGCCGCAAAGTGCTGCTGGCTTATGCCGAGGTTAAGGCGCGGGGCTGGCAGTGGGACCGTTATTTGAGCAACCGCAACCGTCGAAATCCTGCGAAAAAAGCGTGGGTTAAACGAACGGTTCAGCGGTGGATTGTTCAATCCTTGCAAGAAATTGCCAACAACGCGTCCAAGGGCGCATCTTTCTTGCATGATCGTGCCCATTTACTCGTGGCCCAAATCGAGCCAGAACACGGGGGCAAATCAATAACATCGGGTTTGCACGCGTGGATGGCTCCTGATGGAAAGCCCGATTTGAGGCGGACGTAGAACCAGGGCACCACGCCGGCAGAAATACCGTTGGCAAAATGCGAGGAATGCGCTTCTCTGAGTTGAGAAACTTTGGGGGGCGCAATGCAAGATAATTCCGTGCTGCGGATCGAGTTCAAGAATACAAAGCCCATTGAGCTGGTTGACCTAACGACCAGCTTCTCTGCGCTGGCAGAATCCTTCAAGGACTACGCGAATTCCAAAACGGGTGATCCACACCCAGACAACCTTCGTCTCTATGTGAAGGAAATTCGATCAGGCAGTGTGATTGCTGACTTGATCACGGTCGCAGAGCAGGCGCAATGGATTATGGAACACGTGGAGGTTTTCGCTGGCTTCATAACGACTACGAATGAATTGACGAATTATTTCCTCGGCCGCGGCGAGATGAAAACCGCAGAGCCATCAGTCCGCGAAGCAAGGCAAATAGCGCAGTTCGTCGAGCCAGTCGCAAAGGATTTTGGCTCGCAGATGAATATGAACGTGATGGGCGGAGGGGTGGTGCACGTCCATCAACACTTCCACATCAATGGTATTGAGGCGAACGCAGTCCAGAATGGGGTCAACAGGTTCCTCGGACCGCGGCTCCCGTCCACCAAGGTGCTCCCTGACCAGCTGATGATTTTGGAGCAAGTGAAAAATAGTGCGTCTGCGAAATCTGGTGATCGCGGGATCATCGAAGCCGTGTACCCCAAACCAGTCAGGCTTCAGTTTTCCAGCGAGGAGTCAAAGAGGCGTGTTTTGGATCTCCAAGAAAATCCGCTTCAGTGCATCTTTCAAGTGAACGTTGAGGTTAGATCGGTGGAGGGAAGGCCCGCGCTATACCGAATAATTGATGTCACGGAAGTCATTCATCGCGAACCCGACTGATCGAGTCATCTGGCGACGTCGTCTCCGGTGCCGCACTCTCCGTCCCGAAGAGAAAAAAGGCGCTCACGTTTCCGGAGCGCCTTTTTATGCAGTAGGTGCGGCGCACCAAGCAGCCGCCAAGCTTGCTCCGATCGCCCAGGTTGTCTCCGCGGTAGCCGCGGCAAGCGCAATCGTTCCATGCTTGTGTGAGTTACTCGTCGTCGTTGTACCCATTTGGCTCTCCTTCAGTTTTGAGGTTGCGTAGCTAAGTGCAATCAAAAGTATGAAGGCAATCGGAACAATGACGGCTACCGGAATTGAACCGACCCACCACCAGAAGAACGGCGGTTGAATACACGGTCGCTAGTTGTTTGGCAAGAAGGATTGCCACGTCGGCATACGCGGGTGCATACGGCGCAACCAATTCGAGGCAATGGCTCACGAGATCGGGAAGAGGTGACATCTATCCGCCCATGCTACGGCATGGCTTCCCGAACAAGATCAGGACGGCTCCGCATCGAGACTGTGTCAGCCGGTATCCAAGGTTCACCGCATGGGGGCCGGTCGTCCTGACATTCCCCAGCCCCGCGCCTCACCAGGTAGCGGGGCTTTCATCGTTTTAGGAGATGAGAGATGGGCCATCTGGAGCTTGTATTGCTCGACAGCTTTGTTCTGATCGGAGCGGTCGTGTGGGCTCTGTGGCGCGTCGGGAAGGTGATGGATCGCCGATGAAGTACCTCGTCATCGAATACGATAAAGGCCCATCCGGCCTAGAGGGCATGCAATCCCTCATCAACGCCAAGGCAGCGGAAGGGTACGAACTCCTCCAGGTCGTGCGCTGCTCGACGTATGAGTGGGTGCTGTTCTTCAAGCGAGCCGCGCCGAGCGAATAAAGTTTCATGCAGGAGCGGGGTACTCCTCACCTCGACAACCGACGCGAGGAACAAGGCCTGCACTCGTGGCTGTAGAAGCCAACGCCGCCGCTCCGGGGTCGTCACACCCTCATCATACGGCGTCAAGTGGGCAAGTCGGGATTCTCTTTTAAAGGAGGCCATAATGGCTCTGCAGTATTCGGTAGCTGTTCGCAACGCCAAGCTTGACGCGGTCGAGACCACGATCGGAGCATCCGCCGTTCTGAAGATCCGCACGGGCGCGGCGCCGGCGAACTGCGCGACGGCCGACAGCGGCACGGTGCTCGCGACCTGCAGCCTTCCGGCCGACTGGATGGCGGCGGCATCGGGCGGCACGAAGGCCAAGGCCGGCACATGGGAAGACACCAGCGCCGACGCAGCCGGCACGGCCGCTCACTTCCGCCTCTATGCATCGGACGGCACCACCTGCCACGCGCAGGGCACGGTGACGGCGACCGGCGGCGGCGGCGACATGACGGTCGACAACACCAGCTTTGCCGCCGGCCAGGCCTTCACGGTCACCGGCTTCACGCTCACGGCCGGCAACGCCTAAACGTCCTCTCGGGGGTAGGCTATGCCAGCAGGGACACCGGCGCTCGCCACGGCTGCGGTCGGGGCCTCGGCCACATCGGTTACGACAGCCAGCTTCACCCCCACGGCAAACGCGCTGCTGATTGCCTTCGCGCATTTTCGCGGTAGCAGTGGCACCATCCCCACGATTAGCGACAGCCTCGGCGAAACGTGGACGCCAGTTGCGGCCGGCCAGGACGGCGGTTTCGTCGGCGGTCGGCTGTTCTATCAAATCGTCAGCGCCTCGCCTTCGGCTCGCACAGTCACGGCGGCGTCGACAGGGGCGACACAGACCGGCATTGCCATTATCGAATTCACGGGCGCAGGAACTGACTTTTCCAACTACCAGTTCGACATCACGACTGGCACCGCGCAGACGCTGAACATGGCGGCTTACGCCTCCACGTCGCAAGTGTTGGCGGGTGTTGTCGATAACGCTGGCGCCGCGTCGAGCTTCCCCGGCCCGTTCATCGAACTCTACGACAGCAACCTTGCAACCAACCTGCGGTCTAGCGTGGCGTACGAAAGCGGCGCTACGGCTGCCGCGACGATAAACATAACGACCGGATCGTCGGATAATTACGCCTGGGCTCTCGAAATCAAGGAAGCGGCCGCCGGCGCAATCTCCGGCTCGGCCTCGATCACGGAAGCGGGGGACACAGTTGCCGCATCGTCCGCGGTACACATCAGCGGTGTGTCGTTCCTCTCCGAAGAGAGCGACGCGCTGACGGCCTCCGGGGCGGTCATCTCCGGCATAGCCGGGACGCTCTCGGTAACCGAAGCCTCGGACACATTAGCCGCAACAGCGACAATAGCCCTGCGAGCCTCACTGGCTACGACGGAAGGCTCGGACAGTGTCTCGGCCTCGGCAAGGGTAAACCTCGCTGCTGCGGCGTCTCTGGGCGAAAGCGATGACACGGCGGCGAGCGCCGGCAAGCTCGCGATAAATGCGACGGCCTCGATCGGGGAGACGGACGATAGTCTTTCGGCAGAGGCAACCGTTATCCCAGCGTCGAGGACCGGCTCGGCCGACATAACCGAGGCCGGCGACACACTCGCGAGTGCGACCGTTCTCCGCCTTAAGGGAAGCGTCAGCATTGCAGAGAGCGGGGACACCCTCTCGACCATTGCCGGGCCGAGGATCGTAGGCAGCGCATCGCTTGCAGAGGCAGGCGACACCATCACCGCCCGCGCGGTTCCGCTGCTAGTGACAAGCCCGCAGGAGAGAACGGCCAGCGTCCCCGTAGAAGACAGGGCGGCGGCAGTGGTGGCAGAGATCCGCTCGGTCTCGGTCAAGGCAGAAGTCAGGACAGCAGCAGCCCGAGCCGAAACCCGGCGCGCGGCGGCGTAAAGAGGATTAGACATGGCGCTGACGTGGCCTGCCATCAAAGACCCGAACGAGGTGAAAGACTATAGCCTCGACTGGTCCGCTCTCCTCGGGGCGTCCGACACCATCACAAGCTCGACATGGACAGTCGACGAGGGCTCTGGGCTGGTCATCGACAGCGACAGCACCACCACCACCGCAACGACGATATGGCTCTCCGCAGGCACGGACGGCACGAATTACAGCCTGGTCAACCGCGTGGTGACAGCCGGCGGCAGAACATATGACCAGACGGTCAGGCTGAAGGTGCGGGAGAAGTAGAAAATTCATATCGCGAAATGCGAAGTCGCCACCGGCCAGAAGAAATAAAATTTCACGAGGAAGCCATGAAGTACACTGTTCAGGAGATAGACGAGCTCCGCGAAGCCACCATCGCGCTTCAGAAGCACAGGCTTCGCATGCGCCGTTCTGAGCTGAATATGGCTCACATCGAGGAGATGGTCAGGACTTACATGTATGTCGGCGTGAGGGCAGAAGATGTTCTCGCCTTGAAAGACGCTAAGCTCGGGACGACGAGCAGCAGAATCTTCCCGGTCCCGAATACGGACGGTAGCCCCTTCAATGGGTAGGCCAACGACATTCACCCAAGCAAAGGCAGACGCCATCTGCGAGCGCTTGGCAAATGGCATGAGCCTTCGCGCGATTTGCCGCAACAAGGCGATGCCCAACAAGTCCACGGTGTTTAAGTGGCTGGGTCAAAACAGCGAGTTCTCCGACCAGTACGCGCGTGCGCGCGAAGCCCAGGCAGACCTTCTTGTCGACGAGATGATCGAGCTCGCCGACACGCCCAAGATCGGCAAGAAGACGAAGAAGACATCGGACGGGAAGTTTGAGGAAACCACCTTCGACATGACCGAGCACCGGCGCCTGCAGATCGAGACGCGCAAATGGGTTGCGGCCAAGATGCGGCCGAAGAAATACGGCGACAAGCTGGATGTGGAGCAAAAGACAACCGTTGAAGCCGGAGACAGCGTTATGGCTTTGATGAAGGCGATCGATGGGCGAACCCGCTCTAAGTGACGAGGTCGTCGAGCTCTGGGCCGATCGGCGCTGGCGGCTGCAGAACCTGTATTTCATCGAGGACAAGCACGGCAACGTTGTGCGGTTCAATATGAACCTGGCGCAGGAGAAGCTGCTCGACGAGCTGCACTATCTGAATATCGTGCTCAAGGCTCGGCAGATGGGTTTCAGCACGTTCATTCTGATCCTCGCCTTGGACTGCTGCATCTTCAATTCCAACTTCGCGGCCGGCCTCGTCGCTGACACGAAGAAGAATGCCGAAAACCTGCTGAAGCGCATCAAGTTCGCCTATGAGCGGTTGCCGGACGAGATCCGGCGGGTGGTCGAGATATCGGCGGACAACAAGGGCGAGATCGAATTCAGCAACGGATCAAGCGTCGAGGTCGGCGTCTCGCTGCGATCGGGTACGAAGAACTTCCTGCACATCTCCGAATACGGGAAGATCTGCGCGAAGGCGCCAGACAAGGCAAAGGAAATCAAATCCGGGTCGCTGAACACTCTGGCGGCCCGGCAGCTTGGCTTTATCGAGAGCACAGCAGAGGGGCGCGGTGGCGACTTCTACGAGAAAACACAGGCGGCTCGCCGAATCCTCGACAGCGGTCGCAATCCCGGTGACATGGAATACCGGTTCCATTTCTTCGCATGGTGGCAGGACGCCACCTACCAGCTTGATCAGCCTGTTCTCCTCACATCTGAGGATCAGGCCTACTTCGCCGGGCTGGAGGCGGAGCACGGCATCCAGCTCACCGAACCTCAGAAGTGGTGGTACGTGTCCAAGAGAGCCGAGCAGGGCGATGATATGTGGAAGGAATTCCCTTCGACACCAGACGAGGCGTTTCAGGCGGCGAAGGAGGGAGCGTATTTCGGCAAGGAGATGCGTGCGCTAAGGCAGCGGGGTCGCATTGGCGTCTTCCCATACGTTCCGAACATCGTCGTCAACACCTTCTGGGACTTCGGCCTCGGAGACACTCAGACGATTTGGCTGCATCAGGAGGTTGCCGGCGAGCATCGCTTCGTTGGCTACTTCGAAGACAGTGGGATGGGCCTCGGCCACTATTTCACATGGCTCGACAAATGGGCGGCGCAGAGAGGCGCGAGATGGGGCGTGCACCACGGACCCCATGACATCGACCATCGCCGCCAGACGAAAACCTCGGGGCAGGCAGAGACCATCAAGACCATGTCGGCCGATCTGGGCTTTGTGTTCAAGACGGTCCAGCGCAACCCCGACAAGGTCAACGCCATTCACGGCGTCCGCATGAAGCTGCCGGGTTGCGTATTCGACGAAGCGGCATGCTCTGCCGGTATCCTGCACCTCGAAAACTACAGCCGCGATTGGGACGAGAAGCTCGCCGTCTGGCGCAGCCACCCACGGCATGACGAACACAGCCATGGCGCTGACGCCTTCATGACGTTTACCGATGGCTACGTGCCGCCGGTCACTGGAGGCTCTTGGAAATTCACTGATCGGAAGGTTGTTTGATGGCTGCGATGTCGACTCAGCAGGTTGCGGCCCAGGTCTCGCAGCTCGTCAAGGATTGCGAGAACTATCGGGACGAGCTTTCCGTCGACCGCATCAAGGCGATGGAATATTACGACGGCGAGATGAAGGACACGCCGGCCGATGCGAACCGGTCGAAAGTCGTCTCGCGCGATGTCCGCGCTGCGATCAAGAAGGTTCTGCCGTCTCTCATTCGCACGATCCTCGGCAATGACAAGGTTGTCGAATACCAGCCGGTCAATGAAGGGGACGAGGCAGCGGCCGAGCAGGCAACGGATTACGTCAACTTCGTCGTGTTCCCCGAGAGCGATGGGTACGACGCCGTCCAGGACGCCGCCCACGACGCGCTGAAGCTCCGCAATGGCGTCATTCGCTGGTGGTACGACAAGAAGCGCAAGGTCCAGGTCTCGAAGCATACGGGCCTTGACGAACAGGCGCTGGTGCAACTCGTCGCCGACGATGATGTCGAGGTGCTGGAGCAGGAGCAATACGAGGAGCAGATCGACACGCCGCAGGGGCCGCAGCCGGTCACGCTCTACAATGTGAAGATCCGGCGCGTCTCCGAATACGGGTGCACGAAGCTCGCCGCGGTGCCGCTCGAGGAGTTCCTGATCCACCCGGACGCCATCTCGATCGATGACAGCCCGATAACGGGGATGAAGACGCGCCTCCGCCGCTCCGATCTGGTCGAGATGGGTTACGACCGGGAGAAGGTCGACAGCTTTCCGGCCTCGGGCTCAGATATCGATGAGGAGGAAGAGGAGTTCACCCGCCGGCGCGACGCCTTCGATGAGAACGATTCGATCGTCAAGGCGCTGCAGGAGGTCGATTACTACGAGCTCTATGTGAAGATCGATGCGGATGACGACGGCATTGCCGAACTGCGTCGCATGTGCTTCGCCGGCGGCTTGGCAGAGGTCAACCTGCTCGACGATGAGGAGTGGGATGAAGTCCCGTTCGCCGACCTGATCGTTGAACGCCGGCCGCATCAGCGCGAAGGCAATTCCGTCACCGACGACATGGCGGAGATCCAGCGCGTCAAGACGGTGCTGATGCGCCAGACGCTCGACAATCTCTATTGGCAGAACAACCAGCAGCCAATCGTTCAAGAGGGCACGATCGCCAACCCGGAAGCGGTGCTCAATCCCAAATTCGGGCAGCCGATCAGGGTCAACCAGGGAGTCGATGTCCAATCGGCGGTCGGTTACAACATCGTGCCGATGGTCGCGGACAAGTCCTTCGCGATGCTCTCCTATCTCGACCAGGAGGCGACCGACAGAACCGGCATTTCCGACGCTTCCTCCGGCATGGCCCCGGGTGCGCTGCAGAACATGACCGCCAAGGCCTCGGCGATGATCGAGGCGGCCGGCATCGGCCAGACCGAGTTGATGGTCCGCACCTTCGCGCAAGGGCTCAAGCGCGTGTTTCAGGGCCTTCTGCGGCTGGTGATCAAGCACCAGGACAAGCCGCGCATAGTGCGCCTGCGCAATCAGTGGGTGACGTTCGATCCGCGCCAGTGGAATGCGGAGATGGATTGCACCGTCAATACCGGCCTCGGCGCCGGCACGCGTGAGCGCGACATGATGATGATGCAGGTGGTTGGCCAGCAGCAGGAGAAGCTGCTTGCGGCTTACGGGCCGGTCAACAATCCGTATGTCTCGGCGGAGAACATCTGGAATTCGGTCTCTCGTGGCGTGGAAGCCGCCGGCCTGCGCACCCCGGACCTGTATTTCACCAAGCCGACGCCCGAGCAGATCGACCAACTCCAGAAGGCGCAGGCGAGCAAGCCCGATCCCGAGATGGAGAAGGTCAAGATCAAGGCCCAGGCCGACCAGCAGAAGGCCCAACTCGATGCTCAGCTCCAGCGCGAGAAGATGCAGCAGGAGGCGCAACTCGAAACCCAGCGCATTCAGCAGGAAATGGCCCTGAAGCGCTACCAGATCGAGCAGGAGATACAGCTCAAGCGGCAGACCAACGCCATGCAGATGCTGACCCGTGATCCGGTATCGAGCGTGAACATCGGCGGAGATCCGGGCTGATGCGTCAGGAAGACAAGACTGCAGCCGCCCGCGTGCTGCTCGACATGCCGCTCTTTCATCTCCTGATGGACGAATTGGAGATGGCCGCCGTCAACGGCTGCGTCAACGCCAAGAACACAGATCATGATGCCCGCGCCGCCTTTGCGGCCGAAGTGCGGGCCATCCGAAATCTCAAAGGCAAGATCAAGTTCCTCGCCGAGGGGCAATCCTCTGCCGATGGGAAGGGCGCCCCGGCATAGGGCCGCGGCCAAACCTAAAAGGCAAAGCCAGACATGACAGACGCAGCCACCAACTCTCCGTTCACCGGAGAGAGTGATAGCGGTCGCCCCGCACTCAGCTTCGATGACGCTGTAAACCTCGACTTCGCCGAGTCCTCCGAGACCAACGAGCCGGAAGAGGAAGAGCAGCAATCGACGAATGCGACGGATGAGGCCTCTGAAGATGGCCAAGAGACCGACGATCCCGCAGCCGAAAGCGACGAGTCTGCCGAACCCGAAGAACAGGGCGAGGAGACCAACGAAGCCTCGGACACCATCATCACCCTGAAAGGCGGTGAGCAGGTTCCTCTCGAGGAGCTGAAGCAGGGCTATTTGCGGGAGAGTGACTACCGCCGGAAAACTCAGGAGCTCGGCAACAAGCGCGGAACTCTTGAGGCCATGACAACCCGCGTCGCCACCACGGCGAACGCAATCGCTCAATTCCTGGTCGAACAGCTACCGGAAGAGCCGAACTATTCGATGGCGATCCAGAATCCCAGCGAATACACCCGGCAGAAGGCGGTTTACGATGCCGCCTTGGCTCGCGTGCACCAGCTTATCAACCTGGGGCAGGAGCCGCAGAAGGTCGCCGGCGAACTCAAACAGACCGCAACGGAGGAAACTCTGGCGGCCGAGAACGCCAAGCTGCTCGAAGCCTTCCCGCACCTCGCGAAGGAGGAGGCCCGGGAGAAATTCTTCACCGACGCGTTCAAGTCGGGCGAGGATTTCGGGTTCTCTCCAGAGGAGATGCAGGGCTTCACCGATCACCGTTACTTCAAGGTCATGCACTACGCCATGCTCGGGCTTCAAGCCGAACAGGCGAAGAGCAAGGCCATGACGAAGGTGGCGAACGCTCCACCGGCCACGGCGAAAGCCAAGCCGAATGGCGCGGTGAACCCGGCAGCCCGCAAGAACCAGGATGCGATGAAGAGGTTGGCAAAAACCGGGTCGATCAAGGACGCAATGTCGATCGACTTTGAATAACCCCATCTTCAAAGGATCAGAACCATGGCAGCTCTTGCCAATACCTTCCTGACCACGAGTGCCGTTGGCAACCGTGAAGAACTCTCCGACGTGGTGTCGCGCATCACGCCGGAAGACACCCCGATCTATTCGCTGATCGAAAAGGGCAAGTGCGTTTCCGTGCATCCCGAATGGGAGACGGACGAGCTCGCCGCTCCGGGGGCGAACATCAAGACCGAAGGTGACGAATATTCGTTCGGCGCCATCACCCCGCCCGAGCGCATGGGCAATTATACCCAGATCATGCGCAAGGACTGGATCATTTCGGCTACGCAGGAAGTCGTTTCCGAGGCCGGCAATGTCCAGAAGCGGAAATACCAGAAGCTGAAGAAGGGCGTCGAGCTCCGCAAGGATGTCGAATACGCCATCGTCGACACCAACGCTTCGGTTGCTGGTGCCACGCGCGAATTCGGCTCGCTCAACACCTGGATCGAGACCAACGTCTCCCGCGGCGCTGGTGGCGCCAACGGCGGTTTCGATGAGGCTACCGGCCTGACGGTCGCCCCGACCGATGGTACGCAGCGTGCATTCAGCAAGGCCATCATGGACGACGTGATGCAGCAGGGCTACCAGAGCGGCGCCAACTTCCGGCACGTCTCGGTCTCGCCCTACGTCAAGAGCGTGTTCGTCACTTTCATGTCGGACGCCAACGTTGCGCCGTTCCGCTATGCCGTCTCCAAGGGCGGCGAGCGCAACACCATCATTGCCACGGCCGACTATTACGAAGGCCCGTTCGGCACGGTGATGATCCACCCGAACCGCGTCCAGGCCGCAAGCGCCGGCCTCGCGCGCAATGCCTTCTTCCTCGACACCGACATGCTGGAATTCCTCTGGCTCCGGAAGATCCAGGAAGACAAGGACGTTGCCAAGACCGGCGACGCCGACAAGGGCGTGATCATCGGCGAGGGCACGCTGAAGGTGAAGAACGAGAAGGGCCTCGGCGTCGCTGCCGACCTCTTCGGCCTCACCGCTTCCACGTAAGCGATCGACACCGCGAGGGGCGGGCTTCGGCTCGCCCTTTCCAGTTCACCGGAGAAACGATCAATGTCCGATACCACCACGGCCGCCCCAGCGGCAAAAGCCGAGAAGAAGACCCCCGTCAAGCTGCTCTACGACGTTTGGGCAGACGAGGGCACCCGCGTCCCGAGAGGGACCGTCCTTGAACTCCCGGTAAGCGCCGCGAAGGCGTTGATCAAGGACGGCAAGGCCGAGCGCGCCGACCCGCTGCCCGGAGACGCCGAATGATCATCAGAGACGGAGAGTGGACGCTCTTTGACCACGACCACATGACCGGCCGCTCCGTCTGGCACTATTTCGACGGGGAGAAGGACGTTTTCCGCGTCGATTACCCCGTCGACAATCTGATCAGCGAGAACCAGGCGGTTCGCAATGAGGCGAGCCGCGCATGGGCCGGCGATTGGCACCGTGTTGCCTCTGTCCCGCTCAACATCGCCCATCATTCCGGGCTCGTGAAGGCCCACTCAGAGGGCGACGACGGTTTCGTGAAGCGTTTCCTCAACAGCTCGGATAACCGCGCCTGGCGGACGAAAGAGGGGCATCTATGACCATTTCGGACTATGCGTCCCTTCTGGTGGATGCCGGCGAGTATTCCGGACGGGAGGACATCGCGCACAATTTCCCGCGCTTCCTCGGGCTCGCGGAGCTGAAGCTCAACCGCGGGCTTCGCGTCGCCGACATGGAAGTGACGGACGAAATCGCGCTGATCGACGGCGACGGGACGCTTCCGGCTGACTTCCTCGAGGCGAGGGAGGTGAAGACGGCCGCCGGCATTCCCATTCGCGCGGTGTCCCTCCAGCAACTCACCAACAGCTATATGGGCCGCAGCGGCATTCCGACCGGATATGCCATCGTGGGGAGCACGCTCAAGGCGCGGCCGATCAATGACCAGGATCTGACGGTCACCTATTACGCCCGCATTCCGGCGCTCACGCCGTCGAACCCGACGAACTGGCTGCTGGAGAAGGCAGCCGACGTGTACCTCTATGCCCTCGTCAACGAGATTGCCATCTGGGCTAAGGATGTCGACGGCGCGTCCGCCGCTCAGCAGCTTCTCATGATGGCGTTGAGCGGTCTGAAGATCGAGGACGAGCGCTCCCGCTGGGGCAACGCACAATTGGTTGTCGGAGGGGTTACGCCATGAGCCTGCTGACCGCGATCAATGAAGCGTGCGACATCGTTTCCCTCTCCCAGTTCGACAACGTCTATGGCTCGGACGAGCCGAACGCCCAGACGATGGTTGCCATGGCGCAGGAAGCCGGCGACGAGATTGCCCGCCGCGCCGACTGGCAGAAGACGCTGAAATTCCACACCCTCACCGCGTCCCCCGAGAACCTTCCGAGCGACTTTCAACGCCTGACGCCTGGCGGCTCTGTCCGGACCTCGACGGGCGCCTTTGTGCGGCCCGTGACCAACAGCGGGCAATGGGCGGTGATCGTCGGCATCCCCTCGACCCAACCCTATTTTTTCATCAAAGGCGGCCAAGTGCTGGTTTCTCCCGCGTCGGCCGCTGCTGGCGCGGTGATCGACTATGTTTCGAAGAACTGGGTGCTGCACGATCCGGACGGGCCGCAGGCGACATTCTCGGCAGACGATGACACCACGCTCTTTCCCGAAAGGCTGCTGGTGAAGGGCATCATCTGGCGCTGGAAGCGGCAGAAGGGGCTCGCCTACGAGGACAATCTCGCAGAGTTCGAAGCCGACCTCGCGCAGGAGATCAATGCCGACAGGGGGGCAGGATGAGAATTCAGCCCAGACCGGCCCGTATAGGCCAATCCAATCGTGGGTCGGTATCGGTTGGCCGGGAGCAGAAATCGCAGCCGGTGACCTTCCCTGCGCCGAAGGGGGGCCTTGTCACCACGGCGGACATGGCATCGCAGGAACCGGGCTCGGCAACGGTGCTCCGCAACTTCCTCCCGACGCTGATGGGCTGCAAGATCCGAGGCGGGTCGCAGAAGAAGGGCCGGGCGGCGGACGGCGGCGACGTCAGGAGCGCGTTCAAATACAAATACGGCACGAACGAAAAGCTGTTCATGGCGACCGCGAGCGGGATCTATAACATGACCTCTCCGGCCGCACCGCCAACCACGACTGCGGCCGATGTTTCCGGCATGAGCGGCGGCGACTGGTGCGCCTTCCAGCATACCAATGCCGGCACGTCCTGGCTGGTGTGCCTCAACGGCGCCAATAACCGGCAGCTTTACAACGGCACGAGTTGGACGACTTCGCCGGCCATCACCTTCACCGATGGCACGACGATGCCGCAGCTCAATTACGGCTGGCTGTTCAAGAACCGGGAATTCTTTCTGAAGAACGGCACGCTTGACGCCTATTACCTGCCGGTGAACGCCATTGGCGGCGCTGCTGTGGTGTTTCCGCTTGGCGGCGTGATGAAGAAGGGCGGCTCGCTGCTGACCGGCTTCTCCTGGTCGCTGGAGAGCGGCGACGGCCTCAACGACATGTGCGTGTTCGTCTCGACCGAGGGCGAGATTGCGGTCTATGCCGGGTCCGATCCGTCGAGCGCTTCGGACTTCGCCTTGAAGGGCGTCTATCAGATCGGTCGGCCGCTCGGCAAAAACGCATGGATCAGAGCGGGCGGCGACATCCTCGTCGCCACGACGGACGGCCTGACGCCGATGTCGCAGGTGTTCCAGCGCGACCGGCAGGCGCTTTCGCTGGTGTCCGTCTCCCGCCCGATCGAGGATGATTGGCGCAAGGCCGCGAACGCCACCGGGACAGGATGGACGCTGAAGCAGTGGCCCGAGCAGAACCTCGTCTTCGTGGCCTTTCCGGAAAACACCGCCGTCACCGACACGACCTTTGTCCTGAACGTGCTCACCGGGCGTTGGTCGACGATCAGCAATTGGCAGGCGCTCTGCTACGAGACGCTGCAAGGCGGCCTCTTCTTCGGCTCCCTCGACGGCTACATGTGGCAGGGAGACGCCGGCGGTACAGATGACGGCCTGACCTTTTCGGCGAGCTATCTCTCGCAGTTCTCGCCTGCGGGTCAGTTCGGGCAGCGGGCAAACGCCACACTCGCGCATATGTATTTCCGGGCCAAGACGAAGCCGAAGGTCCGACTGTTCGCGCGCGCCGACTACGACCGGTCAACGCCGACCTTCGCCACGATCACGGAAGGGGATGCGAGTTCGTCGGAATGGGATGTCGGCCTCTGGGACGTGGCCATTTGGGATGGGGCATCCGAGGTACAGCGCTACGACTTCCGCCAGAACGTCCGAGCCGCCGGCGACATGCTGGCGGTCGGCTGCGTGATCACCTCGGGCGGCGATTTCAAGCTTGATATCGAGGTTGACCTAGCCACGGTGCAAGTATCGGTCGGGGAGGCCAGCGCCTGATGCTTCCGAGCGATAAAGAAGCCGTGCGCGCCGCACTCCTGCGCTGGACGCGTGGCGACGAGGCGGCGGCCGACTTCCTCAACGAGATAGCCGAAGTTGCTCGGCTCGCTGACGATATTGTCGACGAGGAGGAGAACCGGCAGCGAAACGTCTGCTGGCTGCTGGTCCGCACACTCACCGTCCTGCCGCTGAACCCGTTCTTCGTCCGCCATGCCGCAACCCTGGCGCCGCTGATCAACAACGTCGTCGTGCAATGGCAGCTTTCGGACGAGTGGCGCTCCTCTCGGGACGCTCTGAAGCGGCAATTCGGCTTTGTCATGCGTGAGGCTGTCGGCTCGATCGTCACGGCAGTTGCTGCGATCTGCGGCGGATACGACCACGCCAAGACCGCGACCGAAGACTTTTTCGAACTCTGCCATTCCGGCTCGCGAGAGACCGTCGAAGACTGGATAAAGGATTGACACATGGGCCTTTACGGTAGCGCTCCGGAAGCTCCTGACCCGCAGGAAACAGCCTCCGCACAGACGGCGACGAATATCGGGACTTCCGTTGCCAACAATCTCATGGGCAACGTCAACCAGGTCACGCCTGATGGGAAGCTGACCTACACCTATGAGACGAAGCAATGGACTGATCCGGTCAGCGGCAAGGTCTATGACCTGCAGGTTCCGACCGCCACGCAGACGCTTTCCCAGCAGCAGCAGGCCATCAAGAACCAGACGGACGCCGCCGAACTGAATATGGCGACACTCGCCAACAATCAGTCGGGCAAGCTCAATAATCTGCTCGGCAAGCCGATCGACATCTCCGGCGCCCCGGCCGGCGGCAACGCAGGGGCCATCGGACTGCCGCAATACCAGCAGTTCGGCAGCGGGCCGCAGCTACAGACGAGCCTCGGCAATTACGGCAACGTTCAATCTTCGATCGCTGGCGCCGGCGATATTCAGAAGCAGGTTGCCAACAGCGGCCAGATTCAGAACCAGCTCGGCAATGCCGGCGACATCACCCGCAGCTATGAGACGGACTTCAGCGCCGACCGGCAGAGGGTCGAGGATGCGCTGATGCAGCGCCTGAACCCGCAGATGGAGCGGGATCGCGCGGCTCTGGAAACGCGGCTGACGAACCAAGGCCTGCAGCCTGGCTCTGAGGCCTATAATCGTGCGATCGACGAAGCGAACCGGTCTTCCACAGACGCCCGTCTCGGCGCCATCCTCAGCGCCGGGCAGGAGCAATCCCGCCTGGCCGGGCTCGCCAATCAGTCGGCGACCTTCCAGAACTCAGCCCAGCAGCAGGCCTATAATCAGCTTCTCGGCTCGGGCCAGTTCGCCAATTCCGCGCAGGCGCAGCAATATGCCCAGAACGCCAACAACATGCAGATGGGCAATGCCGCCCAGCAGCAGCAGTTTGGCCAGAACCAGGCGCAGTTGCAGGCCAACAACGCGGCGCAGCAGCAGAAGTTTGGCCAAGGCTTGGCAGGCGCCCAGTTCGGCAACGACGCGCTGCAGCAGCAATACCAGAACCAGAACACCGCCACGGCCGGCAACAACGCCCTGCAGGATCAGAGCTTCAACTCGCAGCAGTCGAAGTTCAACATGCAGAACCAGCAGCGGGCGCAGTACCTGAACGAGCTCTACGCGCAGCGCAACCAGCCGATCAACGAGATCATCGGTCTCATGTCCGGCGCGCAGGTCAACAGCCCGAGCTTCGTCCCGACGCAGAGCAACCCCATGCCGACCGTCGATTATGCCGGCCTCGTGCAGCAGGACTATGCGAACAAGATGGGCGCATACAATCAGCAGCAAGCCGGCATGCAGAGCCTTTTCGGCGGGATGCTCGGCTTCGGCGGCCAGCTTGCCAGCCTCTCGGACAAGGACGCCAAGAAGGACATCAAGAAGGTCGGCGAGCTGAAGGGGCACGGGCTGTACGAATATGCTTATCGCGGCAAGCACGACGACGGAAAAAAGCACATCGGCGTCCTCGCTCAGGAAGTCGAGAAGAAGCGCCCCGACGTCGTATCGCGCCGCCCTGACGGTCTTCGACAGGTCAACTATGGGGCGCTCTTCAATGCGGGGAGGAAGCGATGAGAGCTCTCTCCCTCGACCGCCTAAAGCACGTCCTTCACTACGACCCCGCCAGCGGGGTTTTTTGTTGGGCTGAAAACCGCAAGAAGTGCACAAAGGGCGCTATGGCGGGCAGTTTACGCGCTGATGGTTACGTGCTGATCCGCATCGACTATCAGCGCTATTATGCGCATCGCCTGGCGTGGCTCTACATGACTGGTGAATGGCCAGCTCAGGAAATTGACCACGCTGACGGAAATCCGTCCAACAATGTCTGGAGTAACCTTCGAGCAGCGTCGCCGACGCAGAACATGCAGAACCGCCCTACTCAGCGGAACAACCGCACGGGCCTGAAGGGCGTCAGACGGTCCAGTCGCGGGTTTTATGCGACCATTCAAGTTGATGGACAATACAGATACCTTGGCCGGTTTTGCGACCCTTTTGAGGCTCACTTGGCGTACTGCCAAACCGCCAGCGCCGCGTTCGGCGAATTCGCGAGGTTCTCTTAAATGATGGGCTACACCGGCTATCGGGGCATGATGCCCAACGAAACGCGTGAGCAGCTTGCGCAGCGGCTACAGGCGCAGATCATGGGGCAAGCTCTCCCCCAAACGATCGGCGGCGGCATGGGCATGCTCGGCGCAGGCCTGGCTGCCAATTTCGCAAAGCAGAATGCTGCATTCCCGACCGCTCCGGGCGCCGCAACACCGTCTCTGATGACCGGTCTCGCAAACTTCTTCACCGGCGGCCGCAATGGAGGTCTTTACTGATGGCCCTTTCTTTCTTGTTCGGCGGCTCCACAAAAGAGACGCCCGAATCCATTAAGCGCAAGCGCGATCTGGCCATGGCGATCATGGGCGCGTCTAAAGCTCCCAAGAACATCGGCGAGGGCCTGAACGCGCTCGGCTCAGGCATTGTTGCGGGTGTCATGAACCGGCGCGCCAATAAGGCGGAAGACGAGGGCCGTGCCTCTGCGGATACGGTTTTCAAGAGCGCGATGCAGGGCGAGCTTGCCAGCCAGATCATGGGAACCGCGCCATCGAGCATGGGCATCAATCCGGCTAGCGGCGGTGCATCTGGCGGTTCCAGCTCCTATCGTGACGCCATTGCCTCGATCGAGAGCGCCGGGAGCGGCGATTACAGGGCTGTCGGCCCGACGCACCCGAAGATGGGCCGTGCACTCGGCCGATACCAGATCATGGAGGCCAATGTCGGGCCATGGTCGCGCGAAGTGCTCGGTCGCGAGGTGACTCCCGACGAGTTCATGGCGAACCCTCAGCTTCAAGACGCCATTTTCGACGGGAAGTTCAACAGCTACGTGCAGAAGTTCGGGCCGGAAGGCGCGGCGCAGGCGTGGTTTGCAGGCCCCGGCGGCGTCGGCAAGACGAACCGCAAGGACTCCCTCGGGACAGACGTCGGCACCTATGGGCGCAAGTTCATGAGCGCGCTCGGCCCCCAGGCGCAGCAGCCAACAGAGGTAGCCAGCCTTGACCCTGCAGCCGGCATGCCTCCGCAGACGGCCACAGGCGCGGTCAACGCTATGGCTGCCGGAGGTGGCGCTGTTATCGCCGACGAGTCTCAATACTCGCCAGAGGACAAGGCGCGCCTTGCCGCTCTGCGCGGCCCCGCACCTTCTTCCGTCGCTTACAGCGGCCCAGGCGCGCGCATTGACACGCCAACGGCTGTGTACGACGACAAAGGTTTCCGTATGGAGCCGCAGGAACAGCGGCCGCAGCAGGCAGCGCCGTCCTTGTCGGACGAGGTGGCAGCCTTTGAGCAGACCCCAGAGTATCAAGCCCAGTTCCCAGGCATGAACGCGCCGGAGACGGCAGGACCGCAAAGCCCTCCGCAAGGCATCCCGCCGCAGTTCCAAGGCTCTCAGCAGATCGCCAACGCCCAGGGCGGCATCATGCCCGCGCTGATGGGCGGTTCCCCTGCCTCTCCCGATCAGGTCGCGCAGGCCCAGGCGATGGTGCAGCAGCCGCCGCAGCAGCAGGCACAGGCGCAAGGCAAGCCCGACAAAATGGCTCTCCTTCAGGCCCTGAGCAATCCGTGGCTGTCGCAGGAGCAGAAGGCGGTTCTGCAGGCGCTCTATCAGCAGCAGGAGCAGGAAGAGCAGGCGGCCCGCGAGCAGCAGATATGGATGCAGCGCCAGCAATACGAACAGGAAGCCAAGCGCAATGATCCGTCCTACCAACTCGGGCTGAAAAAGACGCAGGCCGAGCTGGACCAGATGGGCAAGCCGGAATATCGGACGCTCACGCCGGAAGAGCGCAAGCAATACGGCATTCCCGACACCGATCAGCGTCTCTACCAAGTTTCTCGCGGCGGCAAGGTGGATGCAGTCGGCGGCGCCGGCCAGACGATCAATGTTGGCAACGAGATTGATGCTCGTAAGGCAGCCGCAGCAGAGCTAGGGCTTTCTCCGGACGACCCACGATATGAGTCGTTCGTGCTAACCGGGAAGTTCCCGCGTGAAGACTCCCAGTCTCTTACGGCGACTGACAAGAAGGCCATTCTGGAAGCGGATGAGATGGTGGCTGCAAACCAGAGCGCCCTTGAGGCTCTCTCGCAGGCGGAGGCTCTATCCGATCAGGCGAATAGCGGCTGGTTTGCTGGCGCTCGGGCGTCGATCGGTAACAATCTTCCCGACTGGATGGTGCCGGACATCGTTTCGAGCCCGCAAAGCTCCCAGGCCACGACCGATATGGACAACGCCATCATTGGTCAGGCCATCACGCAGCTCAAGACCATCTTCGGCGGGAACCCGACAGAGGGCGAACGAAACATTCTCCTCGAACTTCAGGGTTCGTCGACCATGCCTCGAGAGGTCCGCAAGCAGGTGTTTTCCCGCGCTCGAGCGTTGGCCGAAAAGCGGCTGCAGTTCAACAATGATCGAGCAGCCGATTTGCGCGGCGGCACCTACTATAAGCCTGATCGGGCGCCGGCCACCGGTCAGAACATAGATGATCTTCTGAAAAAATACGGAGCTCCGTAATGGCCACTGTCGAGCAACTATCGAATGCTCTCATCAATGCCGATAGGGCCGGCGACGTCGAGGCCGCGCGGGCGCTCGCCGCTGAGATTTCGCGGATGCGGGCGGCTCCACCGGAGATACCGTCCACTCTGCCGCAAACACAGCAGCCGCTGGAGCCGCAACCGGCGGATACCCGCGACAACTGGCTTGGGCGCGCGGATACCTTCATGCGAGGTGCTGCGGATACGATGTCGTTTGGCCTGGCTGATGAAATTGCGGCCGGTGGGGACGCGCTTTTCAATCCGCTCTTCGGAACGGGTCAGGACGGCGGCTCCCTCTCCGAGCGATACGACCGAAACCTGAATGCGCAGCGAGCGACGGACGAGCTCGACGCCAAGAAGCGAATGGCTGAGCGTCTCACAGGTCAAATCCTCGGTGCTGTCGGCGGCGGGGTTGGGCTGGCGAAAAGCGGCCTGTCTGCCACGGCCAATGCCGTGAATGCCGGCAAGGGCCTGGCTGGCGTGACAAAGGCCTCGGCGCTTGAAGGTGCAGTCTTGGGCGGCGCTCAGGGGTTCGGAAGCGGGGAAGGGATCGATGATCGCGTACTCGGCGCCGGTAAAGGGATGGTGGCCGGCGGCGTCCTCGGAGCTGCTCTCCCAGCCGCTACCACGGCTGTCGCAGGCGCGTTCAAGGGAGCGACGGCCCCGCTCATGGCCCCGTTCCGTCCTGAAGTTTATACGGACAAGGCCATGCGGACGTATCTCAAACGGTCAGGCAAGACGCCCGAGCAAATCGCGAACATTATGCGCGGCGCTGTCGACGATGGCCAAGGCATGTACGCGCTCGCGGATGCGATGGGAAACGCCGGACAGCGTGCGCTTGTCCCCGTCACCAGAACCCCAAACGATGCACGGCAGGAAGTCACGGATTTCCTCATTCGGCGGCAAATGGGGCAGCCCCAGCGCCTTGCGAATGCCCTGGCAGACGGTTTCGATGCGCCTCAGACATCCGGGCAGGTGAGCCGCGAGCTAACTCGCGCCCGCGACGTGGAAGCGGATCAGCTATACACCGTCGCCCGGAGCAACGCTGGGGCCGTCAACGTGACGCCTATTCTCAGCCGGATCGATGAGACGCTATCTCCCGGCGTAAACCAGATGGCAAGCCCTCGCGACAACATCGGCTATGACACCATCGAGGGCGCGCTTGCCCGAGTTCGCCGGATGATCTCGGACGGAAATTCGCAAGTGACGGATTTCAACACGCTGTTCCGGGCAAAGCTTGATCTCGATGACATGATCACGAAGGCAGAAGGGCAGGGCGCGGGAAACAGGGCGAAGTATCTCAGTCAGGTGAAGCGGGAGGTCGATCGGGCGCTTGAAAACGCGTCGCCGGCCTATCGAAACGCCAACGACACCTTCGCCAGACGCAGCCAGGTAATCGACAGTATCGAGACAGGGCAGGCGGCTAAGTCTGGCAGGGTGCGCGCCGAAGACAGCATCGAAGGGTTCAACAATCTGACACCCGAACAACAGCAGGCTTTCCGTGTCGGATATGTGGATCCAATCATCTCCGATATCGAGAGCCATGCGATGGGCCCCGCGACCAATCGGGCGCGATCGCTCACCACTCCGAAGTTCGAGCAGGAGTTCCAGGCATTCGCCGCCCCCGGCCGCGCTCAGCAGCTCGGGAACCGGATCGGGCGTGAAAATCGCATGTTCGAGACGAATGCCGCGGCTCTCGGAAATAGCCGAACCGCTGATAACCTTGGCGACATTGACGATATGGCGAATTTCGACCCCGCCGTTTTGTCTAACCTGCTGCAGGGGAATTTCACGCAGGCAGCCCTTGCTGGTGCGCGCCAAGCCTTCAATGCCGGGAAAGGACTTCCTCCGCGAGTAGTCGAGAGGGTCGGCCGTCGACTAATCGAAACCAACCCGGAGGCGGCTCTTGCCGCGCTTACGAAGGTCCAGAGACAGCAGGTTAGCCGTGATCAGCTTCGGGCTATGATTCTGTCGAGCATGCTGCATAACGCGAATGCTGGCTTCGGCAGGCTACCATAGGTGTTTGAAGCGAACGGATGCCCACAGCATGAAGATCATGCCGGTAAAAGCCCCCAGGCCAACCGAGAGAAAATCGACGTTGTAAGAGTACAGCAAGCAGCCCCACGCGATGGCTACCACAATGAACATCAGCCGAAAACTTTCCGGCCGACGATCGATCTTCGGTTCGTGTGGGTCGTGCTCAATAGTGGGGCGTGCGCTCATGACCACAACATACACGAGTGTTCGCAAAAATGAAGAAGGCTCCTGGTCAACGTCAGTACCCACCCGGGCGAGAATATGCACTTCGCTTTCCGCATCTGTTGCCCGCAGCGTCGCGCTGCCAATCGTACTGGCAGTTTCCACGGTACGGTGTGTACGATGGATAGGACGAACCACCGCCGCAGTTATGCTTCGCGCAGACGGCTACTGCGGTTCCCACCAATGCAACGGCCACGATAGCCGCCGCAGCCTGGTTCTCCCGCTGTACCATGTTGACGCATTCGATTGGGTCGATGCGGCGACGCGCGAGCTCGGCGGTAAGCTCCTGCGTGAAGGCGAGATCTGTATTCGTTATGAAAGTTCGGCAGAGCGCTGACTTGCTCACACCCTCAGGATTCTTGCGAAAATCTGCCTGTGTCGTGGTGCAACTCGCCAAGACAAACGTCATCGCTGCGGCAATAGACAGCCGCCCCGCCAAGTAAAAATTCAAGATGTGCCCCCTCAGTTCCCCTGAGGTGCACTCAACAACTTATTGGCGACTAGTGTCAATAGACGACGATACGATAAAATCTAGCAAAGGCTCCCTCGCGGGGCCTTTTTCTTTGGAGAATGCCCATGCCTAGAACTGGCGGAGTCTACTCGCCACCGGCCGGCACGAAAGGCGTGTCCAACACGACCATTCAGAGCGTGCCTTACAACGCGTTCGTGGATGATCTGACGGCCGATGCAAACGCCGCGCGGCCGATCACCGCCGGCGGTACGGGGGCGACGACGGCGAGCGGTGCGCGCACGGCGATTGGGGCGCAGGCTGCAAGCGCCGCTCTGACATCGATCGCCGCTTTGACTACGTCTGCCGACAAGCTCCCTTACACGACGGCCTCGGACACGTACGCGGTTACCACACTTACGGCATTCGGTCGCTCGTTGATCGATGACGCAGACGCGACCGCCGCCAGAACCACTCTCGGTCTGACTATCGGGACGAACGTTCAAGCTTATGACGCGGGACTCGCCTCGATCGCCGGGCTTACGACGGCCGCCGACCGGATGATCTACACCACCGCGGCCGACACCTATGCAGTGGCAACCTTGACGGCGTTTGGCCGGTCGCTCATTGACGACGCCGACGCCACCGCCGCGCGAACGACGCTCGGGCTCACCATCGGCACCAACGTCCAGGCATACGATGCCGGACTTAATTCGATAGCGGGCTTGACCACCGCTGCGGACCGAATGATCTATACGACGGCCGCTGACACATATGCGGTCGCGACGCTCACCAGTTTCGCCCGCACCCTGCTCGACGACACTTCAAACACTGCGGCCCGCACCACCCTTGATGTCTATAGCAAGGCGGAAGTGAACAGCCTCGCTTCGAGCTCTGTGCCCGCAGGGACGGTCATCTTTTATGCCAAGAGCACGGCGCCTTCCGGCTACCTGAAGGCGAACGGCGCGGCCGTCTCCCGCACGACGTATGCCGATCTGTTCGCTGCGATCGGAACCACATTCGGCGCAGGGGACGGATCGACCACCTTCACCCTTCCGGACCTTCGGGGCGAATTTGTTCGCGGCTGGGACGATGCTCGAGGTGCCGATAGCGGTCGCGTGTTCGGGTCTGCCCAGGCGGACGAAGTTCAGAGCCACCTGCACACCGTCAACCCGCCGAGCACGGCGACTTCCTCGGACACGCATTCGCACACCTATTCCGGTTCTACGAACACGACCGGCGCGCATGTGCACTCTGTCCCCTATCAGGATCGCGGCTTCTCCGGCGGCACCATCAACAACGCGGAGAGCGGGGGCTCTACGGGAACCTTCAACACTGGCTCTTCCGGTGACCACAGCCACACGTACTCCGGCACGACCAGTTCCGACACCCACAGCCATACGGTTGACATCGCACAGTTTAACTCCGGCTCGACCGGCGGCACCGAAACCCGTCCTCGCAACGTGGCCCTTCTGGCCTGCATCAAATTCTGAGGAGCCCTCATGCCTTTGACGGTCTACAACTATCACCCGAGCACGCTCGAATACACCGGGTCTTCAGAGGCCGACGAAAGCCCGCTGGAGCCAGGAGTGTACCTTATCCCGGCCTATGCGACGGAAATCGCCCCGCCCGAATTCATCCCCGGACACATTTTCAAGTGGACCGGGAGTGAGTGGATAGCGGAAGCGATCCCGCCCCAGCCCTCCATCCACATGCCCGCGCTCTCCGCGCGCCAAATTCGGCTTGGTCTCGTCAGCAACGGCTTTGCGCTTGCCCAGGTCACCGCGTCGATTGATGCGATGCCCGATGGCGTCGAAAAGGAAACCGCCCAGATCGAATGGGAATACGCGACCACTTTCGAGCGCATGCACCCGCTTATCGCCATGGTAGGCGCCGCGCTCGGCCTCTCCGACGAGCAGATCGACGCCATGTGGGCGGCCGCCGCCAGCCTCTAATTCCCCGAAGGAAAAACGACGATGGAAACGACCGTGCAGTCTCTGCAGCGGCGACTGATCGCGCTTGGATTCCCGCTGCCGAAGTTTGGCGCGGACGGCGATCCAGGCGGCGAGACCATCGCTGCGGTTGGAAAGGCGCTCGACGAGTTGCAGAAGCTTCGGGCCCTGTCTGAACCTCTATTCCCCGCCGGAACGAGCGCTTCGGCGGTCGCTGCCGCGCGCGAAAGGCTCGGATTAGGGGGTGCTGTCCCATCCGAATGGATGCCGGATGCCAAGATGGAGCGCATCATTCTCCACTGGACGGCAGGCGCCCACAAGGCCAGCGAATTCGACAGGGGCCACTATCACATCCTCATCGAAGATGATGGAAAGCTGGTCCGCGGGATCCCCTCGATCGCGCTCAATGAGGCGCCGGCGAAGAAAGGCTATGCCGCCCATACCCTCGGGGCCAACTCGGGCTCGATTGGCGTCTCTCTCTGCTGCATGGGCGGCGCGAACGAGGCGCCATTTGACCCGGGCAAATATCCGATGACACGGGAACAGTGGGATGCCCTGACATCCGTCGTTGCCGATCTCTGCCGCCGCTACGCGCTCCCGGTCAATGACAAAACCGTCCTCTCTCATGCCGAGGTTCAGAACAATCTCGGCATTCAGCAACGCGGAAAATGGGATTTCACGCGTCTCGCGTTCGACCCCTCAGTGAAAGGCGCAAAGGCTTGCGGCGACAAGCTGCGCGCTGAAGCAAAAGCCAAGATCTAACCCTCTCCACCATCGAAGGAACTCACCATGCGTTCACTGATCATCGCATCAGCGGCGTCGGCATGCCTTATGCTCGCGTCCTGCACCACCACCGGCTCGATCGACACCGCGATCAAGACCGGCCTGCCAAAGACCTGCGCCCTGCTCGAGACGGCTCATGCCGCCTTCATCGCGGCCTCGGCATCCGGGAACATCAAGGCGAAGACCATCGCCAAGGAAAAGGCCGCCTATGACGGCGTGCGGGTGATCTGCGCCGACCCGGGAAGCGTCACGGCCGCCAACGCGCTCGTGGTCGCCGCGACCGCTTACGCGACTGTTTCGCTCGCCCTGCGCGAAGCAAAAGCTGCGGAATAAGGAGAGACCGCTATGAACATCTCGAAAGCCGTTGCCGCCGCCGCTGGTGGTGCTCTGACCGGAACCGCCGGTCTCCCCTTCATGCCGGAAGGTACGCCCTGGTATGGCTATCTGGCGCTGTATGCGCTGACGATCGGCCTGCCGGCGCTGCTGACCTACATCGCGCCGAAGAACTCGCAGTAACAGAACAGGCCGGCTCTCATCCGTTGGGGGCCGGCTCTTTCACCGTGGCATGCATACGAGGGCCGGGGATTGGACAACGGAACAGATCAAATGACCACAGTTCGCGCGCCGGCCTGGAAGTGGGAGTGGAACCTCAATACGGTCGTGATCCTCCTCGGCTTCGTCGGGGCGATCATGACGTGGGGGGCCTCTTGGGAACGCCTGAGTTCCAGCCAGAACTCCCACGCGAATGCTCTCGATCGGATGGACAAGCGCTTGACAGCCGCAGAAGTCTCCCTCCGGCAGATCGACAATCACGAGCTTCGAATATCGGCGGTGGAGAAGCAGGCGGCTGAAGCTGCTACGTCAATGAAGGCCGTCGAGAACACGCTCAATAGCCTTTCGATCGATACGCGTGTGATGCGCGAGATCCTCCAGCGCATCGAGGCCAGTCAGCGCGACGGGGCTCAGCTGCGGCGCTAACAAAAGAGTGGCTCGCCAGTTGCTGAATGAGGGTAAGCGCTTGCCTGGTTAGATACGCCATGTGAAAACGGCTGTATTGAATTTGGAAAGCACAAGATGCCTCCCCCTCGCGACGCCAGCATGGAAATCATCATATCGGCCGACGGACTCAGCAGAATCGTTATTGTAGCCCGACATGACGGCCTCTACACTTGGCGTCACGAGGTCTATTTACCTCCGAATCCTGAGTACGGCTTCACAGAAGATTGGGACGCTGAATACCCTTACGGCAACGGGATTTATGCGACGAGAGAGCACGCATTGCAGGACGCGCTCGGTCAGGTGAAGTGGTTGTCGGCGGTGGTGGATCGTTCTTGATTCTGCTCCCGCTGAGAGTAAAATATGCGCAAGCGACGTTCGAAGCGGTTCCCTTGGATGGAACAGGGCGAATAGGCCCAAGCTAGACGATGATAGCGTCGCGATCGGAGCTGCAGCGGACCCTGGCCAATCCTAACTGCAGCTCTACTTGTGTCAGGCCATCTCTCGATCTTGAGGGGGCGGGGCTGCCGCCGTCATCGTCCCCGCCATCATCGTCCGGCCACCAGCCCTTCCAATCATCGCCAAGCGCTTCCTTTGCCTGGCTACCGTCGAGACGGGAAATGAGCATCTGGAGCAACTCGTGCTCCGAAATGCCACTCTCCGGCGGCAGGTACGCGGCGATGTCCTTCTGGCAGTCCCAGATGAGTTGCTTCATCTTCTCTTTGTCGGCCATGATCCGTCTCCTCGGCAGGTGAACACGTCACCGGGCATGAGGTTCCAGCCCTTGCCGAGGTCTGAACGGGTCCTATCCTCCTTGTTCTTACGTGGAGGAAAAGCATGGCAGATAATCCGAAGAAGAAAGGCCGCGACCGCGAGCTCGTTTCCGAACAGGAGCACGAGGTGGCCTACCTCATGAGGACGGCGAACGTGACGCGGCAGAAGGCGTTGGAGGCGATCCGCGAAGCCGGGCCGAACCGGG